GGAAGATTTTATTCTTGAAGAAGTTCAATCTGACGTTCAAGTAAATCAATTCGATTCTTTAGTTCTGTGGTTTGTAGCGCAGAGGCGCTATTAAGTTCCTGCCTGAGTGCATCGAGCTGTAAATTGAGAATCTCGCGAGTAATTTGGTCAGTATTTAATTTGCCAATATCCTCTTCAATCGCAGAAAGACGATTTTCACAGACAGCGCATTCGATTTTAAGGTCAATGAGTGTTTTTGCATACCAGCCGCCCACGGCAACAACAACCGAAACAACTACAGATAAAATGGCTTCAAAAGTATGCTTTTTGAGAAATCGCTTTGCTCGCAAACCAAATGGGATTTTTGTTTCTTGAACAAAAGCGTCTTGTGACATTTCTTCATGGATTTCTGCACTTCCGGCAAGATTACTATTTCTCATTCCAACAGTACTATCAAGAATAAAAGCACCGGATTTGACGCCACGTTTATATGCTTGCACTTCGACTTTGTTCTTTTTTCTTCCGTTAGTGCTTGCCACGATACTCCTCCTTGAGTATTTCTTCAAAGAAACATTTTTTGCTTGTTTCAAAGAATGAATCTATTATCTTAGTTGAAATACTAGGCAGAGGGGGTTGAAAATATAATTGATAGTCAAAAGAAATACCTTGAAAAGCTTCGTCAACACCACCAACAGTGTAAATTTTGTTTATATAATTATCAATTCCAGAAAACAGCAATCCAGCCGGTGCAGTGCTTCGGATTGAAAATCTGCAATCTGTTATTTCCGACGCGGCTTTAGCGAAGTATTGCTGTTTGAATGCAGAAATGGAATTGCAGTCCATTTCGCACATGTAGACCATACCGATTCTACGAGTAATCAAAGCATATTTTTCGATAATCTGAGGAATTAAGTACTTTTCTATACGAGAAACAAATTCTTTATACTCTTTTTCAAAATTGCTCTGGATAGTGTGAGTATATACCAGATTGTTTGAGGTCAACTCCAAGCGGTGTCCCGCTTTTTCGTTGCTTAAAAACCGCGAGGTTGTGTATTGCTGGCTGATTGAAGGAAAATACTGCGGTGAGAAGCTAGGTGTTTTGTTTGCAGAGTAGAGCAGCGAGTCCGCAATTTTCCCCCAATCATCAAGGATTGAAAAAGAATGGTTAAACATTATTCCACAAATTATTTGTTTTACAGAAGTATTGCCCATTTTGTCCACCTCAATTTGTATTATACGACGAAATCGGCAATAAGGCAAGGTATTAAATCATCCGCTGGATAATCCGAATTAAATATAATTGGTCCAGACTCAATGGGTATTCAAATTCTCCATTAGTTACAACAATGATTCCTTTTTCTATCAACAAATTGATTAGAGCACGATATTCACTTGGTATGTCCTGTAATTTTGCGAAACGCATCTCAAAAAGCCCTCCTAGTTGTAATGTAATAAATTGACTGTAACATTCTATCCATGTCGAAGGAAAGTGTTTTCTGCTTTGCAAAGCGGAGAATTATTCTGCAATCTTCTTCAAGACGTGTAGCTTAATTGCCAGCCGTTTGCGTTGCATCCTCAAAATTATGACCGTAATGCAAAAGACACTTCTCCATGCTGCGGGGCAGCCGAAAAAGTGCTTTTGTATGAAAAGGACATATCACTAGATTTTCTCGATATTCTTATATTTTCTGCTATTTTCTAAGAATTTTGGGTGCATATATCTGAACCATTCGTGAGAGCGTTCGGTTCGCATCCGAGAGGTCGAGAGTTCGAGTCTCTTCAGGTCCACCATAAGAGAGTTATACGAACGCAATACGGCGACGGAGAAATCCGCATCACCGCATTTGGGTTCGTATTTCTTTGTCCATTACCAAGCAGCAAAAAAGAGGCAGACGTGTAAAGCGTCTGCCTCTTTTACTATAACGAAGTTCGTTATAATCTACCATCTTCCTGCAAAATGAGAAAATACTTGTTATATTTTCTCGTAAAGGAGCATGGCTATGATTAGGATTTTACTGTCCACGCGCCTCGGCGAAAGGCGCTGGACGCAGGCTGATCTCGCTCGCGCAACTGGCATACGTCCGTCTACCATCAACGACTACTACCACGAATTTGCCGAGCGTGTCAACCTTGAGCATCTGGATTTGATATGCGAAGCACTGGACTGTGATCTCGAAGATCTGATTATCCGCATACCGAATAGTGAGCCGCGGGTACGGACACGGACCGGCTTTGAATTACATACCAAACGCTGACTTGCTCCCCAAAGCCCGGACGCTTACCATGCGTCCGGGCTTTCTCCTTTTGCGGGAATCGTATAGACCTCTATGGCGTTCCTCCCTAAATTTCTGTTCCGTCTGGCAAAATGAAGCTGATCTTCACGCTGCACCCCAGGGCGCTTGCCAGCGACTCAATATCCTTTTCCGTGAAGTTGCCGCGAGTCATCTTATTCGACAGGTTCTGGCGCGTCTGCCCGGACGCTTCGGCTAATTCGCCCATCGTCATACTTTGCCGTTTCATAATTAGGCGCAGCTTCTCTGCAACTGAAATATCCATACTATCGCCTCCTGTCATCACTATACACGATTCTGTGTCGATTGTCAAAAACTTTTTTGCAAATTTCACGATAAAATGTAAATTATCTATTGACAAATGACACGAATTAGTGTAATATAAGCATGTAAGGCAAAGCCGAACAGCTTTTTGAAAGGAGCGAGGTGAATGAACGACGTGAACGTCACCGAGGCGCTGCTGAAAGCGATCCTCGAACTCATCGAGAAGTGCGAAACGCTCGAAGAACTCCGCGAAAGCGTCAAGCGCATCATGGATGAGTAAATAAAAAGAGTAGCGGCCCCTTCCACAGACCCGCTACTCAAACACCCCGAAAGGTGAGCCGGGAGCCTTACCCCGGCCACCTTGATTATAACCGAGTAAGGCAAAAATATCAAGGAGGAACACAAAATGAAATACGCTGACATCAATCGCAGATTTACCGAGATCGTAGCCGAGTGGCTGGCCAAGGGCTACTCCATCAATACCGCTTCCATGAGCGGCAGTCAGGGCGAAACCGCAAAGATAGATCTTACGGACGGCAAAGAGATCGTCCGCATCTTAGTAGACCGCTTCTCTGATTACGCGGCAAACGTTGAGGGCGTCGAGATCATCGTCGGCAAGGCGCTGGATGCCGATGTCCGCCCCAACAACAACGACAACTGGGCGACGCTCTGGAACAACCGGCTCGAAGTCCTCCAGCAGGAACGGTTTTTCAAAATCGGCGAAAACCGCGTAAGCGGTACGCAGTACGGCACCGAGGCCGAGGCGAAGGCCGCTGCAGAGCTGCGCCTCAAGCGGTACATCGCTAAGGAGTGTTCTTCCAAAAGCAAAACATTTACCGGTGAGGCCATCGAGATTGCCAAGCGCGTTATCCGCCGCAAGTTTGGGGCCAACCGCATTGCCACGGCCTACGTAATGGTTTTCAAGTATGACAACGCATATTGCGTCAGCTACCGGGACAGAACCTATCGGCTGCGTTGAAAGGGGAAATCCGCACCATGAAGAAGATAACTGCTATGGATTACAAGAGAGCTGCCAGAGATGCCATGAAAAAGACCTTCGGCTTTGCACCCGCCCTGAAGAACATCATCCCTATGGAGGGCGGCGACAACGGCAAGATCGTCACAGACGTCGCTTTCTGTATCGCAGCCACTGGCAAAGGGTACTCATGGGAGATTGGCGGCGAAGTCGAAAGAGCTGAAGCGTATGACATCCAGCCACAGAACGCATAAGGGCAAGGAGGAAACCAAATGAAAAACGTAAAAGTCGAGTGGTGTGAAAACTTCATCCGGGCGCGGTTCACAAAGCATCATCCATTTCCCGGCGGCGGAATTGAGGTCGGCTGTTTCTGGAACATGGCAGAACGCGCTGGGCTGTGGGAACGTGGAACTTACGGATCGCCGATGAGCATCGCGCTTTCGCACCTTTGCACGGCCGAAACTGTCCTCGACGGAGACGGAAATTACTGCTACACGGTATTCAAGCTGACATAATAGAGTCCCGCCCCGGAGGTTACGAGGGCTGAAAGGGTAAATCATGAATAAAATCCGCCGTAAAAATTTGCAGGCCATCATCGACCGGTTGGAGGAGCTGAAAGGCAGTCTCGAAGATCTTCAGGCCGAGGAAGAAGAATACCGAGACAACATCCCGGAGAATATGCAGGAAAGCGAACGCTATGAAAAGGCCGATGAAGCCTGCGACAATCTTTCCAGCGCCGTAGACAGTCTGGAAGAAGTCATCAGCAGCATCGAAGCTGCTATCGAGTGAAAGGAGCCGTCATGGAGAACAAATCTTGGACAGTCACTTATCGCAATCGTGACAACGGCCAGCGGACCACCGCCGCCGTGTTCGCAGTGGATCAGCAGCAGGCACGAGAAAAAGCCAAAGCCGACGGCCGCGAGGCATGGGAAGTCGAAAGTATCGAACCAAACGAGGAAACGTTGGCGCGGATTCTCATTGCCGAATTTGCCAAGAAGCAGAGCGGACACTTCGCGTGTCCCCGCTGCGGGAAGATGACAATGGACGCAGAGAGTGTCACGCGCAATGCCCTCAGCCGCCGTGTCGGCTGCTACATCTGCGATACTTGTGGAACGGTTGAGGCCATCGAAGATTTCGCGCATAAGCAGGATTCGCTCAGCACGTGGGCAATCGTGAGAGAACCGGAACGATGGCACATGCTGAGTTGGATTAGCGACAATATTAAGATTGATGGCCACGAGGGAACGTGGTACATCATTGACGAGGGTGATTTTCAGATTACCCCGGACGTGAACGGCGAGCCACAGACACTTACCGCGCACCTGTTTCTACTCGAAAGCAGAAAGTTCGGCGACGAAGTTGCGTGTCTGATCGTCGACAAGAAAAAGCAGCTTGTCATGGAAGATGTCTGGAACGGCTTTGACGATCTGGAAGACGCCGGGTGGGAGCGAATCGAAGAATAGTGTGCCGCGCGAATGAGCATTTCAAGATAAGCGCCTCTGTCGCGTCGCTGCTGGACTTGCAAGTTTAGGCAGCGCAAAGCGACGAGAGAATCAATGGGCAGATATAAAAACGGCGTAGCGAGCCGCCAGAGCCGCGCAAAAAAGAAAACCCCTCACATGACACTTCTGCCATGAGAGGGGTTTGTTCATGTGTTCAGATAAAGGCGCTGTCCACGTTGTCCGATGCGTCCTGCTCCTGAAAGCCGTTTGCCTTGGCGGCTTCAAACGTGATGCCGCCACGCTTGTGGTCGGACTTGACCAGCTCAAAATAGCACTTGCCGCCCGTGATGATGATAACCTGCGCCAGGCTGAGCGCGGCTGTCAACCAAGCGGCAGAAGCCATATAGTTGGACTTGATGCACAGGCGCATCAGGTAAATACATTCCTGCGTGATAAGCAAGCCAGACCCGACCAGCAGGAAGCAGACGAGTTTGCTCGTGTCCAGCTTCTTTCTCCTGCGCTTTTTCTGAGCCATCAGATCATGCCGAGCTTCTGCGCGAAGCGGTAAAGAACCGTGACGAGCTGCTCGCGCGTCATCATGTCCTGCCACATGAAGTTCGCGGAGCCGTCGGGCAGCGGTGCGCCGCCCTGCACGATGCCGTTGTTGACGGCCCACTGGCGAGCAGCTTCGCTCCAATCGCTGCAGTCATTGTCCTGAAGATCTTTCCGCATTTCGCGGAAAAGCTCTGTGAAGGTTGCTTTGTCCATATCGTCGTCCTCCTTTTCTCCGTTTTCCAACACCATGACCGTATGCCCGGACGATACCAGAATATCGCCCCGGCGCAGGTAGGCGTCAGATGTCAGGTACTTCCGGTCAGTCAGCAATTCAAATTCTCCCGTAGCAGGGAAGCAGCGCATCATGCAGTAGGTCGTGCAGGAATTGCCCTGCTTGCGGTAGGTTTCTTTCAGGGCGTCGACACCAGCGGAAATTGCGCAGAGCATCATAAATGCGCTGCAGTCCGTTTCTACGGGCTTTGCGATCTTGCTCAGAATGAAGTCTACCGCTTCCGCAGCGACGTAGGCTGTGTTGCGACCGTCCTGATCGTACCCGATGTTCTTGTTGCCGACACCAGCTTCGCACGCCTGCGCGGCTAGCTCGGCTTTCCTGCGGTCCTTGAACCGGAGAACGCCGAGCCAGCTTCCAGAGTACCAATACGCGAAGTTTAATTCGCGACCGGTCTGATTGCCGGGTTTCTGCCCATGCGCGCCGGTTTCGCCGAGCGACGCCTGCCCGATGCGTACGCTCATGTTTCGTCGCCCCCGGAGGTCGAAAGCTCACCGACAGCCAAAACGCCGCTTTTCAATTCATAAACGGCGGACTCGATCATAGCGTCCAGTTTGGCTTCGTCAACCGTAATGCCGCGTTGCTTGAGCCATTCCAAGACATACGCTTTCTTCTCAGGACCGCGACCGGAGCCGTTGTAAATCTGCTCTGCGGCAGATACGGCAATCTTCACCCATGCGTTGATTTCTGCCTGCTGCTGGGCTGTGGTCTTGCTCTTGATGTACGGAATGACAATGACGGTAATGACTGCTGCGATCAGCGCAAATACCGCCTGAATGATGGTGGTAATGTTGTATTCCATGAATCGTGTTCCTCCTTAGTCATACAGGGCGTGAATGCCCTGCTTTGTCAAAAAATCCTTCTGCTTATGCTTGATGTTGGCTGCGTAGTTCAGAGCATCGTGCATATCGCCGTTGCAGTTCGCGTCTGGAATGCGCTGTACCGCCTTGGCGGTTGCTTCGCCGAGCGCGATTGCTGCGCCTGTACTCTGCACCATGAGCAGAAAGAAGTCTTTCTGCGCTTCCTCCTGCTCTTCGGCGCGCTTATCACGCGCCGCAATTTTCCGTTCCAGTTTCCAGACGATAAAGCCCATGAT